AGTCCCACATGCCAGAACAGCAACAACAATCACTGCCCACACTGAAGCAAAACTTGATAGAGTATGTCAAGCTACAGTTGGGCGGTGATATCATTGACCTAGAATTAGACCCCTCACACTACGAAGCGGCTTATCAAAAAACCATCGGCACTTATCGCCAACGAGCCAACAACGCCTACGAAGAAAGTTATAGTTTCATGCAGTTGGTAGCAGATGTCAACATCTACGAACTGCCACAAGAAGTCGTTAGTGTGCGCCAAATATTCCGCAGAACATTCGGCGACAGTTCAGGACCGTTTGCGTCAAACTTTGATCCGTTTGCACAGGCTTCAATCAACGTGTATCTAATGAACTTCAACGTGGCAGGCGGCTTGGCCACATACGACTTCTACAGTCAGTACATTGAACTGGCTGGACGTATGTTTGGTGCCTACATGAATTACACATGGAATCCTGTGACCAAAAAATTGCAACTGGTCCGTGATCCCAAAGGCTCTGGCGAAACTGTGTTGCTGTGGACTTACAATTTAAAACCCGAATTCAACTTGCTGAGTGATCACCAAATACAACAGTGGATACGAGACTACATGGTGGCCAACTGCAAAATGATCATCGGCGAAGCACGTGAGAAATTCGGCACCATAGCCGGACCACAAGGCGGCGGCAGCCTAAACGGTTCTGCTATGAAGGCAGAAGCCAAAGTAGAAATGGATCTGTTGATCAACCAACTGGTAATGTATGTGGATGGCTCACAGCCTCTTACATTTGTTATTGGCTAAACTGCTCGCACAAATATCTAAATTCCTGCTATAATGTGGCATGGACTTAATGATCGACATTGAAGGTTTGGCCACAGGCCCTGAAGCAACAATATTAACCATTGCGGCTCAGGCATTTGACCCTCTTGGCACCGGCTACTACCAGCACAAGTACTATGCTCGAGTGGATCTTGAGAGTCAAGAAAATCGCACCATTGAACAAGGCACTATCAACTGGTGGGCCACCCAAGGCGCCGCACAGGACGAAGCCTTTGCAGAAGATGATCGTATCCCGCTAGATCAGGCACTGGATGAACTTCATCGATTGTGCTGGAAATGCAATCGCATCTGGATGAATGGGCCCACATATGATGCCAACATACTTGAGCACGCCTACAAGAGTTATGGCAAGCCCTTGCCTTGGCAATATTATAAGATCCGTGATGCACGAACGGTATATAGTTTGTACCCAGGGTTGCCCAAGCCGCCTACCAGCCATCATGCGCTGGAAGACTGCCGCAGACAAATTGACATGTTGCAAGCAACCTTGACTCATTTAAACATCAAGGAACTGGCATGATCATTGGAATTTGTGGATTTATTGGCTCAGGCAAAGATACCATTGCAGACTATCTTGTGAATCTACATCATTTCCGTAGAGAAAGTTTTGCCAACACACTCAAAGACGCTGTGGCACAAGTGTTTGGTTGGGACAGGACCATGCTAGAAGGGCGTACACGTGAAGCCCGCGAATGGCGTGAACAAGTGGACCCATGGTGGGCAGAACGTTTAAAAATCCCACATCTAACACCACGCTGGATCCTACAACAGTGGGGCACAGAAGTATGCCGCAAGAACTTTCATGATGACATCTGGATTGCCAGTTTGGAAAACAAACTGCGCAACTCAAAAGATGACGTTGTGATCAGTGACTGCAGATTTCCCAACGAAATTAAGGCCATCAAACAATCAGGTGGCCTGGTGGTGCGTGTGGTGCGTGGTGCTGAACCTGAGTGGTACAATGCGGCTGTGAGTCGCAACCGTGGCCCTGACGGCAATTCAACCTGGTCACTAAGTGGGCGTAAGTTAGAACAACTGGGGGTGCATGACTCAGAAACTGCCTGGGTAGGCACTCAATTTGATGTGGTGCTGGACAACAACGGCACACTAGATGATTTGTATCAGCAGGTCAAGCGTCTGGTTCAAGATCACCCGCCCGCCAAGTGACTTCTGTTTTGGCAATTTCCTCCACACAGTTACGGCAAACTGTGCGTAGGTTTCTCACAGTGGCATTGTTGAGATCACCATCAATGTGATACACCAACAACTGACTGGCAAATCTCGCTCGAAACCCGCATCTATCACATGCGGGTTTTTTCTTGTAGCCTGAGGATTTCCAACGTGGTTCTCTAGGCTTGATTCCTTTGCCTTTACGTTGGCAAGTCTCACAACGACTACGGTAATGTGTTGTATCTTCTTTAATGTAATTCACAGCACATGGCCGTTGATTGCAGGCTCGACATATGGGTCTCATGCAGTATTTAGTTGGTGGACCTTGGCCAAAGGGCACTGTAAACTGGGTTTTTTTGGGTATGCCTATAAATATCAATAACTTGAAAAGGAACCAACCATGGCACTAGTATCACCAGGCGTAGAAGTAACAGTAATTGACGAGAGTCAATATATCCCTTCCGCTGTAAACACAGTCCCTTATTTTCTAGTAGCAACAGCACAAAACAAGGCTGACGCTGCTGGAGTCGGAGTTGCAGCCGGTACAACCGCTGCCAACGCAAACAAAACTTATCTCATTACCAGTCAGCGTGATTTGGCAGCAACATTTGGCGTGCCATTCTTCTACAACACCACAACTGGCACACCCATCAATGGTTACGAACTCAACGAATACGGTTTGTTGGCAGCGTACTCAGCACTGGGTGTTACAAACCGTGCGTATGTTCAGCGTGTGGACATTGATTTGACTGAACTAACAGCAAGTTTGACTCGTCCCACAGGCAACCCCAACGACGGCACATACTGGTTAGATACCAGCACCAGCCTTTGGGGCATTTTTGAATGGGATCAAACATCCGCAACATTTACCAATCAAGTGCCTATCGTGATCACAGACACAGCAGATGTAGTTGATTATGCTGGTGGCGATTACACTCCCATCAGCACAATTGGCAGCATCGGCGATTATGCTGTGAGCGCAGTGAGTTTGAACAATCAAAACTGGTACAAAAACTCAAATAATACCTGGGTATTATTGGGCACAGATGCATGGAAAACATCATGGCCCACCTTGCAAGGCACAAACTCAGTGGCTGGCAGCGGATTAACTGTTGGTTCCAACATGTATATCAATGGTAACTTGGCCACAGTTGGCGCACCCGCCACAGTGGCAGGATTTGCCGCAGTGATCAACTCATTGAATATTCCAGGCGTCACTGCCACAGCAGTCAGCAACAAATTAACGTTGTTTGCAACCAGCGCCGCGACCAATGATGGATCCACAGACAACGGTGGTGTTATCAGTATTCAAACTGGTACCATTGGTGGTGCAGCACTGCTGACCACACTGGGCATTGCAGCTATCGAATACCGTGCCCCAAGTTATTTCCCAGGCTATAGTTATCAAGCACCACGTTGGAGAACCACAGACACAGCACCTGCTCCAACAGGTTCTATCTGGCAAAACATCAGCACTGCCAGCAATGGCATGAGTTTAAAACTAAAACAATACAGTACCGCATTGGATACCTTTGTTGCACAAACCAGTCCTGTTTACGTATACGATGGCACAGCAAATTATGGGCTTGATCCCACAGGTGGTGGCAAGAACATTCCAGTGGGCACAACTTATGTACAGTTCGAATCAGAGCTGTACAACACTAACCCCAATAGCAATGCTACATTCTTGTTGTTGGAGAGAATCGCATTGGGTGCAACAGTTGTCACTGGCGATACCACTCCAGGCAACAATGGAGATAGTTTGTTTGTTACCAACAATCAATTCCAAGTTTTTGCTACTTCTGCAGGATCGGATGTTGCAGCTGGACCTTACAGTATAACATTGACTGGAACAAGTGTTTCATCATTCATTACCGATGTTAGTGCTGCCAACATTCCTTATGTCAGCGCCAGCGTCAACAGTGCCGGAAACATTGTGTTCACACACAGCCAAGGTGGCGCAATTTATGTGGATAACGTAACAGGAACACCTATTACCACCGCAGGCTTTACCACCGCTACACCAAAAGTTCGGCAGGATCAAGGCGCAGGATTTTTGGTATTAAGCAATTGGGTCACTGCTGATTTATTCACTTACACTGCAAGTGATACTGCGCCTGATCAAAATCCAGCAGACGGACGTTTGTGGTACTACAGTTCAGTCAGTGATGTGGACATCATGATTCAGGACAATGGTACATGGCAAGGTTATCAAAATGTCACCAATGACACACGTGGCTTTGACCTTACATTGACCAATGCGTCAGGTCCCATTGTTGCTGCCTCTGAACCACTGACACAAAACGATGCAGCAGAAAGTCCACTGCAATATGGTGACCTATGGATTGACACCAGTGACCTTGAAGCATATCCTGCACTGTATCGTTGGGAACAAGTCAGCGGCACTGACCAATGGGTTGCAGTAGACACCACAGACCAGACCACATCAAATGGTATCTTGTTTGCAGACGCACGTTGGGCACCCAATGGCACCACAGATCCTGTGGCAGATCCATTCCCCACAATTGAAAGTTTATTGATCAGTGATTACTTGGACTTGGATGCACCTGATCCTGCACTGTACCCCCAAGGTATGTTGTTGTTCAACACACGCCGTTCAGGTTACAATGTCAAGAGTTATCAAAGCAATTATTTCAACTCAACCACATTCCCTGATGATATATTGCCCACAGTGACCAACACCTGGCTCACAGCGTCAGGCAACAAAGACGATGGAGCGATGTACGCTGGTCGATTGGCACAACGCAAACTGATTGTGGCAGCAATGAAATCAGGCATGGACACCAGCCTGGCCGCACGTGAAGAACAAAATCAGTTCAACTTGATTGCTGCCCCTGGCTACCCTGAGTTATTGGTCAACTTGGTTGCACTCAGCAACGAACGTGCCAACACATTGTTTGTTGTGGGCGATACCCCACTGCGCTTGCCAAACACTGGTACTGCATTGGTTGAACATGCTACCAACAACAACGGTCTTGGTGTAGCAACAGATGATGGATTGACCATTGGCAGTGCTTATGCTGCTGTGTTCTATCCTTCATGCCAGACCACAGACTTGAGCGGTAATACTGTTGTTGCACCGCCCACACACATGATGGTTCGCACAATCC